TGCAAAACGCAAAAAAGTGTGCTATACTACGTTCGTTCCAAGACGGAGGCATAGCTCAGCTGGTTAGAGCGTTCGGTTCACATCCGAGAGGTCTTGGGTTCGAGTCCCCATGTCTCCACCAAAGCAAACACATACGAACTCTGCGTAACGTGGTACAAGTGTGTGTTTTCAATCAACATAGAAATACCGCAGAGGTAAAACGCCTCTGCGGTATTTCTACGTTTTTATTTCAACTCAAGTGCTTGTTTAATTCTACGGTTATCCGTTCTAATAGTTTGAAACTCCACACCTTCAGCAGTAATACAGCTGGAAGCAAGCTCCGCACCATTCTCTTTGATCCACTGTGCGCTAACTGCCGGAGTGTCTGTGCTGACGTACACACCTCCAACACTTAAAAGCTCCTGAAGCTCAGGATCAGTCATGCTGTCAACTGCATAGATCTCAGTGTCTATAACCTTGCCTCTGCTATACTCTTCAGCAACAGCATACATGGCGTTTCCGTCAGTCAAATAAACTGTTACAAGCGTACCACTAAATCTCTTCATGTTCTTACACCTCCGTTTCTTCTATTATACCATATTTTTGTGTGTTTGTGTAGCCTTCAATCCATAAAAGTTTTTCTACTAACGTCCCAAACGCCGATATATTCATCATCTAAGTAGACACCACAGCGCCCTGCAAAGATACGTGAGGAGTAAACGTGTAATTTGCGTTTCTCCAAGTCATAACCGAGGGCTTTAAGAGCCTTCTTAATTGCGTGTCGTACCGAGTGTGTTTCAATAAATAGCTCACTCATTCTTCTATCCTCCTGTTAATAAATGAATCCATTTTGTGACAGATACGGCGGTAATGCCATACGTCTGAAAAGTACATAGGGGTAAACCAGTATTTTGAGAGATCATCACCCTCACACATGGGATCTGTAAGTGTGTTACCGATTTTGATATATCCAGCGCAGCCTATGAGGGAGAGCTGTATATAGCACATCAGTCCTGTTGTGAAGTCAAGATCCTGCGCCGTAACAAGCACATGGTTTTGCCAACACAGAGGGCTTTGAGCTTTTTCCAGTGTGTGCCTTATAGCGTGTACGCCAGCTATCAGAGTAGCACCTGCGCCACAGGCACAGTCATTAAGCGTAACGTAACCACTCTGATTGATCTGCTCTACGACAGTCCCGGTGGAAATTTCGGCCATAAGCTCACAGACGCTGTACGGGGTGAAAAACTGACCTATCCAGTGATTACCCAGCTCAAGCTCCATGTAAGCTCTACCGAGGAAGTCCTGCTCAGGATCGTCAGTGAGAGCGTTGACTACCTCAGCCACAAGCTCCGGGAATACCATTCTCTCAGCTTCGTTATACTTACTTATGATTTTTGCATACATGGCCTCACGCTCTTCCCGGTGAGAACGGTCCACACAATTTGAGAGCGCAGCGGCAAACATGACTATAAAATCACTCCACACCTCCCATGTGTGGTAACGTTGTGAGAGGCCCAGCAGCTTTTTCGCAAAGGTGGATTTTGTTGTGGCGTTGTTTTTCTTCACTGTGTAGCTGTGCCTCCCTTCGTTAGCCCTGAAGGAATACCGAGCTGGATCATGCGGTTAAGCATGACCTCATTGAGGTGCAAGAACAGCAGTCCGCAGTCACTCTCTTCCATGAGCGTTTGTCCGTCCCATGTCAATTTGCCGCCGATACTAAAACCGCAGGCGTATTGAATAGGCTCAATCTTGATAGCAAGCTCTCCAGCGGTTTTATAGAACATGGAAAACTCTTTGAGAATCTGCGCCGCCTCTTCCTCAGCCTTTGCGATAAGCTGAGGAATGTCACGGCGGCTGCACAAGAAATATGTGGGGTGTTCTTCTGCAAGCGCTTTGATTGAATTACTCATACTGCACCTCTCAGTTATTTCTCTGATTCCACAGCTCTTCTTTGACGGTGTCCGGGCTAACGCCGCAGAGCTTAGCAAGATCACTTATAGACCAGCACACGTCTTTATCGTCAACGCTGTAGGTGTCAATGCCTGCATAGATGTACTTTACGGTGTGACCGTTAATAACGTAGGTATTTGTCTTTGTCATTGTCATATCCTCCATTTCAATCTTTGATGTACTCTACATACTCTTCATAAGACACAAAAACTATCCATGTGCCGTTTACGCAGGCCTGATAATAGCCCTCATTGGTGTAACCTTCTTCCATAATGTTATACTCCTTTTGTTCGGTTGAGTACATTATAGCACGGTATAGTCCACTTGTCAAGGGGTTTTATAAAGTTTTTCTAAATGTTTTTGAAAATCTATTGACATTATGCAGTTTTTCCTTTATAATAATACTGCAATACTGAAACAGGAGGTAACAAACCTATGACTAACGCTCAGCGTATTAAAATGGCTCTTGCTTATAAGGGCATGAGTGAGGCGCAACTTGCAAGGGAGCTTGACACTACGCCTTCTGCATTTAATCAAAGGCTCAAAAAGGATAAGCTAACCACTGAGGAGTTGGAGAGGGTTGCAAACATCTTAGGCGCAGAGTACAAAGCTGTGTTTGTTTTCCCAGACGGCACACAGATCGGCTGATAGTCCCCCCCCTAAATCATTTTTCAGGGGGTATTGTGTAACCCGAAGAAAATTGACACGAAAAAAAAAGCCCCGTGAAAGTACAGTGTAACAATCACGGGGCTTTTTTCTATAAATATGTGTGTATGTAAGGCGCTAAGGCGATATATAGTCCTTAACGCCTTTATTTTAGGAGTTTATGAAAATTAAATGTTACAATGTTACAAATGACGTTTTTCCTTTGTATTTATTAGGATTTTTCGTTGTAACAAAGTAGGTAACACTTCAGTTACATTGTTACAGAATTATGTAACATATTTTTCTATGTAACATTTAATTGTTACACTTACTCAAGCTGTTTTTGCTCTGTAGCATTAAACACGTTATTAAACTCACCTACCGCCGATTCAATCAGCATCTTCATTTCAATTTCAGTAATAGTAATGCCTTTTTCGTTGAGCATTTCGGTTACAGACTCAACAACCTTATTGTATTTGTCCTCACCGTGGAGATCCTTGTACAGCTGCTCAACAGCCTGTACGCATGTCTTGACAACGGCCTTTTTGGTCGAGTCGTTGACGTACTTCTGATAGAGGTTTTTCACCACTACGCCGAGATAACCGGCAATAGCCATAAAGATAGCGTAGAGGATCTGAGTGCCATAAGCGTTGACAAATTCCTGAAAAATGTTCATGGTAATACCTTCCTTTTAATTATTTACTAAGCAGTTCGTTTACACGCTTCTGCACAGTAGCGTAGTCATATCCAGCAGCTGTGAGGGCCTGCTTACGGGCAGAGCCGTTACCCCACTTACCGTTGATAACCTCTTTGGCAAGTTCGTCCACAGACTTTTTTACCGGGGTTTCTACGGTAGATACCGCCGTGCCGGTGGAGGTAGTGATGTAAGCGCTGAAGCCCTTAGCCGTGATTCTCTTGAGCATAGCTTCTGCGTTAGCTTTTACGCTATATGCTCCCACCTGAATTTTGTAAACACCGTTTACCAATACCATATAGGTATCAAAGCCAGCAGCCTTTACCTTCTTGAGCTGTGCGTCAGCATTGGACTTAACTCTGTAAGCACCAACCTGTACACGGTACAGAGTGCAGGTGGTGTTAGAGGGCTTTTCGGTGGTGGCAGGTGTATCTACCTTTTTCTGACCGAAGTAGTCAGCGATAATCGCTGCCTCAGCCTCAGCCAGTTTCTGCAAATTTTCATCTACAAGAAGGTAGTTAGAATCTGCAACGTTGGTGTGAAAGCCATGCTCAATGAGCATAGCGCAAGTACACCCGTTCTGAGCCGCAGCTCTGATTACGCCGTAGTAGTCAACGCCGGGTTTATTGGGGTACTGTTTTGTCTTACTGCCTCTGTAATAGTGGCCCATAAGCTCAGATACCTTATTACCCAGCTTGTCAGCCAGCGTCTTGTTATCGTCCCTTGTCATGCTGTAATACACGACAGAGCCGGTAACAGTCTTGCTGTAAGTGCCGTCAGCACTCTTGCCGGGTGCGTTGCTGTGTAGCGATAGGAACAGACAGCTGCCGTTACTGCCTGCGGTCTTACCTCTTGTATTCAAAGAGGGATCATCAGAGATCTTAGGTCGTGTGGTAACAACCTCAAAGCCGTACGCTTCCAGAGCCACCTTCAGCTTGTTAGCTAAGTGCCACATTTGCGTACCTTCAATATACTTTGTGTTGTTGGGGGACTTGTTTCCGTACTGACCGTGTCCGGGATCAAGTGTGATTTTCAAAGCCATTACATTCACTCCTTACTTATCGTGGGCTTTTTTGTTGATGTGCTTTTCTATCTTGTCAATGGCTTCAGATACAGGGCCGTCACAGCCTTGCTCTGCCAAACCTTTAAGGCAGGCAAGCAAACCATAGATAACAAGCGTCTGCTCTTCCTGAGTGCCAGACTGGTCCTTTTCATGCTTAGCACGCAGCTTTTCCACTTCGTTGTCAAACTTCGTTTCAAGGCGTTTGATCTCCTGATCCTGCTCCTTTTGATGTTCGATCCACTTAAAAAGCTTCCATGCCAGCGTGACAAAGGCAATAATGGCGCTCAGTACAGCTCCGGCCAAGATAATTGTTTGTGCGTTTACGTACATTAGGGTGATTCTCCTTCAGGGTAAATATTTACCTCCATGAGTGCTGTCTACTTCATGTGGCATACCTCCTTTGCATATAAAAATCCACAGTACCCTGAGAGGCACTGCGGACTGTTATACGTATTTATATCAAGCACAAGAGGGGTAAATAAATAACCTGTTATATAGCTCTCCCATGCTTTGTATCGTCCTGTAGGCGTTGAAGTTTAGCGCATACGCCCTCCAGCTCTGCCAAGAGGTGTAAATATCCTGATACGTGAGAATACCAGCCTCCACCTTTGTTTTGAGCGCCTTGAGCTTCTGGCGCATTTTCGTTACAGAACGGTGATATATTTTCTTGATTATCTTACCCGTAGGCAAGATATAAAAACGGACTTTCAGCCATGTAAAACCATGGCTGAGCTTTACGATCTGTGTCTTTTTCGTGTTTAGCGTGATTTCAAGATCTTCACAGATAGCTCTAATACCCTCCAAACACTTATGGAGGTATTCTTTGTTGTGGTGGATAGCGTAGCCGTCATCCATATAGCGCCCGTAGCCCTTTATTCTGAAAACCTCTTTAATGTAATGGTCCAGACGGTTAGCTGAAGCCAGAGCCAGCGCTTGACTGATTTGACTACCCAAGCCCATACCAACGTCACCAAAGGCATCTATAAAGTGTTCCGTGAGCTTCAATATTCTTTCGTCTGAAAACTCCCGGTGAAGAATACCCTTAACGAGTTGGTGTGATACCCGGTCAAAGAATTTGGAAAAATCGAACAGAAGAATATAGCCCTCTGTTCCGTGTTTGCGGTAATGCTGTTGGAGGTGTTGCGTAAGACGTTTGATAGCAAATGTGTAGCCCTTGTTCCTTTGTGAAGCGCCGTTATCGTAGATAAAGGTGCGTCCAAGAACGGGTATAAGTGCGTAGTCGCATAAGCACCTTTGAACAACACGCTCATTGATAGTCACACTTCGTATGTGACGGATTTTGCCTCTTTCGCAAATATCAAACTCCATAAAGCCGTTACTCTTAAATCTACCTGCTGCGAGGGCCTTTTGTGTTTGATACACGTATAGAGGTGCTTGAGTAATGTACCGCTGTGTTGAGGACTTCCACGCCACATTTCGGCGGCACTTTTTGTAGGATTGGTAAAGATGATCGTAAGAGAAAACCTTATCAAACACGTCACAATCAGCGCAGTGTGCTTGCTTCTTTTCGGCTCTCTGCATCTTACGCCTCTGAAAACGTGCCTCACGTCTTTCCTCACTTGTCACTCTTACCACCTCCCAGTGATCTCATTTCTTACCCTGTACAGCTGTTGAGTGGTTACATATAGCCGCATAAGGTCAACGGGCATGAAACAGAAGATAACCACTAACTTCTGCCATGCAAGCAGCGTCCGCCCGGACCTATCAAGGTATTTATTTACCTCATTACCGAGGAGGGTTATGCGCTCCTTCTCTCCTACTTATGCGGATTTCACCTTATCAAAAGGTTACTTTGTCTGATAAGAGAGGAGCCGAGCGCCACGCCGTTTGAATTGTTGGCATTATTGTAGTTGCTGTTGCCGTTGTTGCCGACATTTCTGAAATTATTGCTGTTGTTAGCAGAGCGCAGCCACCACTACACCTCAGGCGAAGCGCAAAGATTATACAGTGCATAACCTATGTATCAATTACGGTAAATCCCTATACCGTTCTTTATCTTTTTTAAGTACCGCCTTTACAAGACGGATTTCTTTTTCCACAATCTGCATCCAGTATTGCATTGTGTCCGGCTCAATGCCGAAAAGCTCAGCTGCTACTTCAAGCTGAGATACCAAGCTGTTAAGCTGTGCGTTTGCACGGAGCAAATAGTCCCTGCGGATTTGCACTTCATGCTGGCTAAGTGGATAGACGCTATTAGCACACTTAACGTAGTCGTGGATCTTAGTTGCCATATCAGCTATAGGCTGGCTCACATAGAAGGTGTACCTCTTAGGAAAGCCCACGCACTTCTGAATGGAGTAGATTTGTAGTTGTCTGGCCGTATGAATAAACTCCATTTCGGACTCAGAGCGATTGCTTTTGATTACAGACATCTTCACGCAGTCAGTAGAAGTGTTCCAACCGTTCATACCTATCAAGCCGTCACACGTGCCGGTTACTGAAGCGCCACTCCATGAGGTTACAGTACCTGAGCCTGTTCTGCCTCCGTAAACCTTCTGAATATTAGAGTGCTGATAAAACATCATGCACAAAAGGTTATACAATGTGAATTGTGCAAAGTCCAGCTGCTGATACCCGTTATAGAGGTTAGAGGCACTACCGTATGCACGTGCGGCGCTTCTTGCGTTTGCTCTTGTAACGTTTACAAGACAGGTGGCCCCACTCTTACTATAACCCTTGCTTGTAGATCCCGACATCTCATATTTACCGAGGGCAAAATACGGCAGGTACGTGTCCTGCGTCAAATATGTAGGATCTAAGAAAGCGTCAGGAATAAAGTATTCATCATCAGCTTGACCGTTTGAGAACTTATATCCTGTGATTACACCGCTGTCATTGACTTCCCACTTCATCCACAGCTTAGGGAATTTGACAAAGACATTTCCACTATCGTCCGTAAACTCCTCAATTTCGTTAAAGGGGAAATATTCAGACAGCGGAGATATAACGCTTACATATTCTCCGTTCTGGCTCTGCGTGTAGCCCTCAAGCCCTACAATGTTGTCCGTTAGGGTGAGAGTACCGTCCTCATTGGTAAGCCCGGTAACGCCTACTACAATCTGCTCAGAGAAGTGTGCGTACAGCGTAATGTTTCCTGTAGGGGTGTAAGGAAAATCTATTTTAAGGCCAGCAGTTTCAGCCGTGTACCAGCCGCTGAAGTATTTTCCCGCTGTTGTAGGTGCTGTAGGACGGTTGATAACCTGTCCGGGAGTAACAGAGGAAACGGCATACTGCAAACCCTCTGACATAAACGTTACTGTATAACCGCCTTCAACACTGCCACCGCCTGACTCAGCCACGCTTTGAACGATAATCATATCAGCGTATTTACCTACCGAGGGGTAAATAATCTGCTCTTCAGCTGTAGATTTAACCGTTACCGTTTCTGTCGGTATCGCACCTACGATTACAGCAGATAAGGCAGAGTAGCCAGAGTCTGCTTCAATTAGCTGTTCAAGGTTTGTCGGTGTTACAGATTTCGTTTGGAGGCTTCCGCTTCCAGAGCCGCCGCCACTGCCTCCACCAATAGTTAAGTTAAAAATCATAAGCTACCTCCTCCGTCAACTCAAAATAAGGACGTTCACGGTAAGGTCCTTGAGAGGTGTTGAGTCTAAACACTTGAACGTGAGCGATCCTGCACCCTGCTCATAGCAGACCACACCGTACTTTCCGTATGACAGTGCATCATCAGGAGTAGGTGAAATGATTACGTGGCAGCTGGTGGAGTCGGCTGTTACACCGGCACACGCTACCGTCTGGAGCTGTTCTTCCCAAGCGGATTTGTAAAGGGTAACAGCCGCTACGGAAACATTGCTTTTTTGCAAAAAAGCTTTTAATGAGCTGACTTTAATACTGTAAGTTTCGCTGTCCGATGATATTAAAATAAGATCATCGTCAGAAGCAGAAGCCAAAACAGCAAAGTCATTTATCTTTTTGTTTGCCATATAAACCTCCTATTTATTCTGTGGCATGGTTACTTTCAAGAGCTGCAACCCTTGATACTAAGTCTGATACCGTGTTTTGGAGTGTAGCAATCGTACTTTCCAAATTCGCTATTTTTGCGTTTGCTTCAGTCAGTGCCTGACTTTGGCTGGAAATACTTTCACTATGTTGCTGTACTAAAGCTTCACCTGCCTGTAAGCGTGTTTCATGATCCTCTACGGTATTTTGTGTTTCATTCAGGCTTGTACTAAGGCCCTCAACCTGTGAGGCAAGTTGAGCTGTTGCTTGTGCGTTATCGGTGTTAGCTGAGCTGTCCTCTAAGGCTTTAAGCCGTGTGTCATGCTCCTTTATTGATGTGTCATGGGAGTTGACGGTTTCAGTGAGTGCGCTAATGGCGTTTCCGGCTTTTGTTGACTCTTCGGTTATACTGTCGGCTAATGCCTTTTCAGCAGCGGAGGCTCTATGAATTTCCTCAGTTAACGCTGTCTGAAGTGCCGTAACAGATCCATCGGTGTTACTTACTTGATCTGATAGATCTTTTGCAGCGTTAGAGATAGCCTGACTAAGCTCTGCCGTAGTTTGCTTCATTCTCGTTACCTCAGTTAAAAACGGGTACTCTGCACTCATTTCTTCACTGTTAGGCGCTGAAATAGAAGCTCTGAAAGATATATCAAGGTTAAGGGTAGCAGTGTAAAGAATACTTTGCACTTTCGTACCAATAACGATTTTGTCACCAAGCTCAACGGCAGGATCAAAAATAACTGAGCCAGCAGTAAAAGGCTCATAGGTCAACCCTACAAACAAAGAATATAGCGTATCGCAAATGCTTTGAGCTGCATAAGGATTATTGTCAATTCTGAAAACGCCACCTGTCTGATCGCCTGCGGCAAAAGAATTTCCGCTTGAATCAGTCATAGCAACGCCGTTTATTGTCTTTGATATGCCTACCGTCAATCCACCGAGAACGGCTGTAACGTTCACTGTTTCCACGGTTGACTCTGCCGCTGTGTCCCAAATTAGGTTATCACCTTCAACAGTAATAATGTTATTGTCGTATTCGTCAATGATATTAAACTGTTTAGTAATAAGGGATTCAGGCAACTCACCTGACTCATTGATAATCGTTAAAGGGACAAGGCGCAGAGCGTTCTCTTCCGTGATAACCCAGTTTCCACCGTGACAAGCGCCAATATACCCCAGCACCTGCATCATAGTCAGGTCAGTAGGATATGGTACAACATAGTCAGTGCCGGCCTCAATTCTTGTTCTGGAGTCAATACTAACGCCCAATCGGTACGCCACTTCTTTTACAACAGCTTTCATAGTTTTAGGCCACTCTGCTGAGGTGTCAACCGCAGGATCAAGGTATGACTGATTTGTACGCAGCATAGCGTCATAGCAATTCACTGTGACAAGCCCTTCATAGCTGGTATCACGCTGGTTTATGTAGTATGTACCAAACTCAAGCCACTCACTGGAGGACGTGTTATTTCTAACACGTCCTAACACAGTAAGCGGTACAGAGGCTGACAGCACATCATCTGTTAAGATAGAAACGCTCAAAGACGATGAAACGCAGTTACCTACTGAGAGAGCTGAGTTCATAAGCGCACGGTTTATCACCGGCGCAGATATTTCCGTATATTCTTTATCAGAAATACGTATTTTTGTTTCTAACAGATAGTCGCCTTGAGCAACAATCTGTTTCCATAACGTGCTTCTTGCTCTCATGCTAAATCACCTCTGCGTTATGTCGATAGACGCACCTTCGTAGTAGCAGATACCGTTATTTCGGTTATACCTCTGCACTCCACAGGTGAGTGTAGCATTATAAAACTCTTCTGTCGTTATAGCGTTTGTTTTCGGTCTGAGCCATGTGATTTGTACAAAATCAGCGTCCAAGTCCTCAGCTAAGGTTTTCATGATAGCCTCAGGTATTTTGAGAAATTTTATACTGATCTTGTACTTCGTGGCAATACGGGTGCGGTACATTTTGCCGTCAAGCAGATTTCTTCCGCTACCGCTTGCGTCAATGTCATTTTCTACCGGCGAAAGATCTTGAACATACGCCGTATAATCATGAGAGCCAATCTTCAATATCGGTTTCATACCGCACCTCCTATCTTGTTAATGGGGATTTACCCAGCATACGTGTTCTTCTATTGATTTCATTGATGATCTGCGTTGTTGCGTTACCAATATCCATACCTGCATTACCGCCCGTATTCTGATTTTGGATAGCAGTTACAATACTTGTAGCCGCATTTGCAACACTCTGAATGATAACAGAGGCAAGTTCATCATTAGAGGCTTCAATAGTTGAGGAAACGTCCGCAGGATTTGTCCCGGTTGCCGCACTCACACTGTAGGGTATTACGCTGCCTTGAGCTACTGTAGGTGTAGCAAACGTTACACCGTCAGCGATAGCCTGAAGTCTATCCATGAGCGAAGCAAAGCTGTCTGCTACCTTATCAGAGAAGCCCGTAAGGGCGCTGGCAGTGTTACTGCCTACCTTGATATTACCCATAGCATAATCGCCGTTCTGGATTTCACTGGAGATTGCAGAAGCCATATCTGACACTGCGCCTATAGCCTGCCCCTGATTTTTCTTAATGCCATAAGTCATTAGATCAATCATATCAGGCATATAGGTGTGGAAATTAGACAAAGGACCGTCCTCAGGCTCAGAGAAGCCGAGGAAGGACTTAATCTTATCTGCGACACTCTTTACGGCGCTTTCCACGGTACTCTTTGCTTTAGAGATACCGTTTGCCATGTTATCTACCAAGTCTTTACCCCACGTAGGAGCGCTGTTTTTCAGGTTATTAAAGGTATTGCTAACCGTACTCTTTATGCTTGAGAGCTTGTTAGATACAGCCGTTTTGGTGTTTTCCCATGCAGAAGATACGGTAGATTTGATATTGCTGCTTACGCTGGAAACGGTAGACTTAACCGAGTTCCAAACGGAGCTGGCAGTGGATTTGATGTTGTTGACACTGTTTGTTACGCTGGATTTCACGTTAGACCATGCAGAAGATACGGTACTCTTGATGCTGGAGCAAATAGAAGAAGTGGTACTCTTAATAGAGTTCCACGCTGTACTTGCTGCCGTCTTAGCACCCTCAAGTGCGGAGCTAACGCCAGATTTTACAGCGTTCCATGCGGTTGAAGTTGCGCTCTTGATAGAGTTCCAAGCGTTAGAAGCTGCGGTTATCACAGCTGTGCAAGCGTTGGAAACGCCCGTCTTGATTCCAGACCAAGCATTGGAAACGGTGGTACTAATCGCAGACCACGCTGTTTGAGCGCCCTGCTGTATGCTGGCCCACGCATTAGCAATAGTCTGTTTGAGAGAAGCAAGTGCATTTGTGAAAAAGCTTGTAATGCTGGACCACATATTTTTGATACCCTGAAGCAGGCCCTCAATAATAAAGCGTCCAATTTCCGCAAATACAGTTGACGGGGAGTGTATGCCGAGTGCGTTCTTAAAGCCTTGAACAAAACCGCTAACAAAATTAGTTATGGCCGTCCAGACGGTTTGTAAGCCCTCCCATATTCCGTCAACAATAGACTTACCTATATCAACAAGCCAGTTCCAGCCGGTTTTGATAGCGTTCCACAGCATTTCAGGCAGACCTTTGACAAAGTCCACCACAGCCTTAAACGCAGCCGGCAGGGTTTCTGTAAAGAATTTGGGGAGTGTCACGGTAAAGAACGTTACAAAAGCGTTCTTGATGCTGTCCCACAGTTCCGCAAAGAACGTAGGCACGGTTACAGTTACAAAGTGAATAGCGTTCTTGAGAGCATTACCAAGCCAAGTACCTATACTGTTTCCAAGTCCAGCCCAGTCATAGTCTTTGATAGGTTGCCACATATTTGAAAACCACTTTGAGATTTTACCGGGCATAGAGCCGAAAAACTCACCTAAAGCGTTAGGTATGTTCTTCAGCCAACCTACAAAGTTATTCCAAAGGTTAGGGATTGTAACAGTAAAGAAATTACTTAAAAACTCTGTGATAGCGTCCCATTTTTGAACAATAAGGATAATACCGTCAGTTACCAGACCAACGGCTAAGCCTATCAGCGCACCGATACCAGCACCAATAGGGCCACCGCAAGCACCGATAATAGCGCCAATACCTGCGCCAGCGGCAGTTGCACCGAGGCCTGTAAGAGCAGCATTTAGCCAGTCTATCTCATTTACGCAAGCATCATAAATACCGACAAACATAGCCGGTATGCCGGCAATAATGCCAGCTACGCCTGCACCGAGAGCCGCACCAGCAGCACCTACTGTACCAACGCCTAAGTTGATACCTGCCTGAGTTATTGCAAGGTCAATAGCACTGCCAGCAAAAGCACTCTCTATCCATGTCGCAAGACCAGCGCCGAGCGCAGCGCTACCACCGCCAGTAAGTAAAGCACCACCAACAATTTCACCGAAATTGAAGCCACTAAGCTCAGTTTGAATAGCGTCAGCTACGCCCTTAGCTTCAATAGTAATGCCTGTAATAGCGAGTGTAACACCGACAGTAACAGCTGTAGGAAGTTCCTTTATGCTGTTAATGCCGTCAAGGAGAGTGCTTGAGATTTTCCAAGTTGCAATAGCAAGGCCGATAGTTTCAACGAGCTGTAAAACGCCCCTAAGATCCTCAGGGAGTTCATCGTGCAGAGTTTTTCTAAACTCTAATACACCGTTAAATATATCTTCAACGATCTTGAGGATAGTATTGAAAAGTTCAGACCAGTCAATATTAGCAACGAGTGTAGCTATTGCCGATCCAAAGGCCTGCCAATCAAATGTTTCCAGCGCCGTCAGTATAAACTGAAGCGCACCTACAAAGCCTGCGGATATTGTTTTACCTACGGCAGCCCAATCTGTGTTATTGACAAAACCGTTAATACTGTTTGTGAGGCCTTCAGCCAAGCCGAGCCAATTAAACGCTGTAAGCACCAAAAACAGTGTATTTAGAACGGTGTTAAAGCCTTGAGAGAATGTGTTTCCAATTTCACCCCAGTTGATTGTATCAACCATAGAGTTAAAGCCTTCCGCAACGCTCTCTACAAAGCCTGTGACAGCACTATCTGCGCTGTCCCACTTGATAAAGTCTTTAACTTTTTGAAGCGCCGTGTTAATGCCGTTACCTATAGCTGCACCAATACCGGCATAATCACCACTCTCAAATGCTTGTTTGAGTTTACCCACAAAGTCAGTTATACTGGACTCTATAGGCACTTCCTCAAACATATCAGAGGGCGGCGTTTCAGCGTTTTCGTTTTTGGACGTATCGCTGAGTATGTTTAGATCGTCAAAGCCTGCAAGTTGCTTTTGAGCCTCTTGTGCAGCATCCGCAGTACCCTCAAGTGAGGCAGCATAGTCCTCTTGCACCTCCTTAGCCTTCACAAAAGTTGTTGCGCCTGTGAGAGCCGCAAACAGCTTACCTATGTATGTAATAGCCATAGAGAGGTAATTTATGAGTTTCGTGAGTGCCGGAGTTACTACTGTGAGAATCGGTGCAAAGGCTGTGGCAAAGCTGTTTTTGAGCTGTGTCAAGCCTGATTTCAGCGCAGACAAATCCTTATTTGTCTGAGTGGAATACTGAGCGAGGTTGTCAAAGCCTTCTTTGACGGCAGTAAGTATGCCGTTCATCAGCTTACGGAGAGCCAACCGTTTCAGCATACCTGCAAGACCTGTTATCTTCTTACCAAACTTATTGATAGAAGAGTTACAGCCTTTAGAGGATTTAGTAAACTGCTTTATTTTAGCTATGCCTTTTTTCAGAATGTTTACTAAGCCGGAAAACGCCTTTTTGCCTACTTTACCAATAGACACAAATACGTTTTTCAACACTTTTGCGGCTGCGGCAAATTTGTTTGTCGAGCCTCTTGCACTGTCAGCCTGCGCTTGCATATCTGCCAGCTTAGCTTTGGCCGTAGCTAACTCACTACTGAGTTTTTCGTATTCAGCTGTAGCCGATCCCATTTGAAAAGCAGTGCCGTCTGCTTCCATATCTTTTTGATCACGGGTATACTCTTGAATTTTCTTCCTTGCAAGATCAATGTCATACTGAAGAGCCTGCCAAGCACGTGAGTTTTTCTTAACACCTGTGCTTTTCATTTTGAGTTCACGGTCGTACAGTTTATCTAATTCTTTTTCTGCCTTTTTAATTTCATCAGTGAGCCACTGATAATCTTCCGTAGGCACACGGGTGTCACCGAGGCTTTTTAACTTAGCCTCAAGCTGTGAGATAGTATCTTGCAGTGCCGCCGCCTTAGAGTCAAAACTTGCTAAGGCGTTAGCGTTGCCAGATAAGGCCTTTTGAAAGGTAGGGCCAAGCGCTTCCATTTTTTTGTTAAGCGATTTTATGGCCCTCTGCAACTCAGAGCTGCCAGCCTTAAAACCTTGAGAATCTATCTCAGTATCAACGATTATAGAGCCGTCAGCGTGTTCTGCCATAATATCACCTTCCTTTTAGCCGAGCATTGCGTTAAGCTTATCCTTCGCCTCTTGTTCCTCAGCCGTAAGCTTAGGCTTGAGGACACACAAAGATTTGTTTGCGTTCCAATATTCACGTTCCCACTTATCAAGCGGCTTGTTTCTGGCCTTTTTGCTTCTCAAGCTGATAACATGAGAAAACACGCCCTCAGATATTTCCATAAAGTAGCCCATAAAGGTCCACCAGTGGAGATAATCTACGGAACGTGTTTCAAAGCCAGCCACTTTGTTCATAGCCGGAAACATAATACTTTCGTCCTGTTCCCAGTCCATTACACGGGGGGATTTCTTATCATCAGCTTTTACGCCGTGATCTATGAAGTCCATAGCCGCCGCAAAAGCCGCCTCATAATCGTCTTTTGGTATGCGGTCAAAATCGGTAAAGAGTATAAAGAGGCAAACGTATATTTTTTCTTCGTCCTGAAGCTCAGGATCATTAAAGGCGCAAACGATTTTGAGTACGTCCCGAAAATCCGAGCGAATGTCATACTCAATGCCGTTTACGCTCAAAGATTTAGGGAGTACACCAATCATTTCTTGCCGTCCTTATGCTTACCAGTACGGTAGCCGTGTGTGTAGCGGTTTACTCTGTTGTTGATCTTTGTTACCTCACGGTCAAACTGACTGGAGATATACTTACCAACAGCCTCAAGGACGTGTTCACAGTAGAAGCGTCCATTTACGGGAGAGAACGGGTGCATCTTGCCAAAAAAGGCCTCAGACATATTGCCGCCAAAGAGATAGTCACAGGCTTCAAAAAGGTTTTTCTCAGCCTCTCTCATAGCGTTCATTTCGGCTTCGTTCTTTTCGTCCACCGTGCCGTCAGGGTTGATGTTCACATTCTCCAGAGGAGCTGTGATCTTATCAAAGTCAGCCGCCATTTTGTTATAGCGGTCAATCATACCTACGTCAGTAGGACGGAAATAGAACACGCCAATTTCGTCACCGTGTCTATTTCTGATAGATTCTCTTACGCTACCGTCATCAACGACAATGCCGGTAAATTTCTGATTATTTGTAATGTTTTCTGCCATGATATTTTACCTCCGATAATAAAAATAAGGGCAGCCCTATAAAGATTTAGGGCTGCCCGGTTATTGCCCTCTATTGCTTACGCAGCCGTAGCATCTTCAGGCGTAAAGGTCTTAGTAGCTACGTCCCAAGTACCCTTGACACGCTCACCGGCATTGTAAACAGAAAAAGGAATCTGTACGCCGGAGGTATCACCGCCAATGGTGTTAGGCACTACCCATACCTTTTCACGGTACGCCCATACCACAGTGCTGTCAGCATTGAGCAACACATCAACCTTAGTGGTAACACAATCGTCACCAGTAAGACGCTCATTTGCGATCTTAGCAAGCTGCTCAAAGAGGGGATCATCATAGTCAGCGTAGAAGGGATCAACCTCACTCTGGACTTCGTAGCCGTTGTGAGAAACACGCTGCTCACCGATAATGTTCTTCTTGACTTCTACATCAGGATTCAGCTCTTCGTTGTACTCCTCAAGGTCAGCACCGAGGCGTACATAGGTGGCCTTATCGCCAGTACCAAAGCTGGAGTCGATGTAGTGTGCAAGATACTTGCGTTCAACTTTTGCCATAGTTGTTTCACTCCTTGTAATTATTTATCAAATTCGTTCTCATATCTGAGAGTAGCAGAAATTACCCAGTCCTCAATACCGTCCTGATATGCGGCGCTGAGGTGTCCGGGGTTAGTTCTGCTGATTGACTTAATTACCCTGTTGCCAGCAGACAAGTCAGGGTATGCGGTCAGTTTGTGGTTTTGGTCGTTTATAACCACAGGCTGAAGCTCTAACCACTTGCCGAGGGTGTCAAGAAATTCCTTGATCCTGAGCTTTTGAGCTTCCGTCTTAGGTGCGGCTCTGTACACGATATTAAACGGGTACAAGCACACCTGTTTTACATGGCCTGTAATATCCTCATTACTGGAGAGCAGAGCTGCGCCAGACGTGGGGAAAAAGCCAATGCCTGAGGTTTCAGACAGCGTAGAAAACTGCACCTTCTTACCCGTACTAAGTCCGGGAAAAGTATTCAGCAAGGTCAGAAGGACCTTACTCACAGCCTCTGAGCCGTCAATATCAAAGGTTTTTTGTGTTGCCATTTTAGCCGCCACCTCCTATTTTCTTTACGCCTGCTATCCAGTATTCACCGTTACGGGCCTTAGCAGTATCAAACCAATGGTCTGTTGCTTGAGGGTTTGAATAGTGCAAAGGTCTGTCTGTCAGCACCTTCTTTGCGCCTTTTCTTGCCCACGGGCTACCCGTTACGGGATCTACCATGACTTTACCGCCGTACAGGAAACGTCCTGCCGGTCCGGGAAATATGACTTTTTTACCGCCGTCCTCTGTGTGAGAGCGCTGCTGTAAGTTACCAGTAAGATGTGGCATTACAGCTTTACAGTCCTCAAGCACTCTGTCACCCAGCCACTGCTGAGCTTCAGAAAATTGTTTTGAGAATCTGTCGAGGCTTATATCAATCCGAAAATTAGCACTTACGTAAGAAATTTTCGGAAAATGTTGCATTTCAGACACGCTTATCTTCCTCCGATCTCAAAGTGAGGAAGCAAACTGTAAAATGCCACAGAGCTTACCATATAAACACCGTCATGGGCGGCGTTCATAGCGGAATAAAGTCCGTCCTCAAATTCAGCGTCAGTTACCGGCTCCTCTGAGTAGTAGTTACCAACAATGAAAAAATCAGACTCAGGCGTAAAAGTAAAGTAGTTACGAGGGTTTTTAATAGCTGCATAGGCTTTAGGGCCAACGTATTGTTTATCAAGGTGAAAGTTAGGATCGCTATATTTCGTGATACTTTCCTCTCCTGACATGATGATGTTGCCTTCAGCGTCAGCTATCTGTTCAGGCTTGTGGATAACGGTGTCAGCCGTCTTGTCCCTGCGGACATGGATAATAAGGTCAACAGCGTCACTGTTTGTTTGCCCCTGCCGTGTAGCATTTGTGCCAGCGTTCTCTATAAGGTCCGCACCTATGAAAACGGTGGTGTACCAGCTATCTGTTTCGGCGTGGTAATTAAACAGAGTAATTGTCTTTCGGTACATAGCGCACCTCCCCAGCGTACAGCAGATTGATACCGTTAGCGTCAGGAATGTTTGCCAGATACTTAGCAACAATACTGCCTATCAGCTTATTTTGTTCGGCGGCATTAGCCGCAGCCGCCGCATAGACAGAAGCAGAGGCATTATTTACCGAGAAGGAAATAGACTCTCTGCCGGACGATATAGAGGCCACAGAGCCTCTGTATTCGCCGTCCTCTGTCACCCGTGCGGTTGCGGCTTTACGCTGAAGGTCAATATAAAAGAGAGCTTCTGCAACGGCGCACACAGCCTTTTTAACCTTTTCGATATGAGCCTCAACAGTGGGAAAAGCAAAAGTCAGTCTGCCAAAAGTGAGAGTGTCGATTTCATCACTTGCAAGGCTGAGCCACTTGTTAGCATTTTCCTCCGTCAGTGCCTCACCAAAAAAGCCGCTTTTATAAAAAGCGTGGTCTGCGTATATTGCCATAGCTTAGCCCTCCTTACTCAGCCTTTTCGTCAGCCTTCTTATCGTCCTTTGCCTTACCGGGCTTAACGGCCACGTAGTTCTCGGACTTCTCCATGAGGGCGGCAGCCGCCTCATTCTTAGCGGTTACGATATTGCCGGTAATAACGTTTTTGAAAGTCTTAGCCATTGTGAGTACCTCCTTTAGAAATTAGGCGCTAACGCCGGTGAAAATGAGGTCAGGTGTTACAGCCTCAGTACCATAGTGGTAGAAGAGAGAAACGCCGTAGGCCTCAGAGAGTGCGATCTTCTCAGCCACGTACTGGCTTGCCATAACAGGCTGAGCAACAGCGCCTGCTACCATGAGAATGTAACGGCAGCCGGAAGGAAGATGTACAGAGGACTTGCACTCAACGCCGTGCCAAGTGTAAAACTCCTCAGCGCCGGTGTCAACGTTGGAACGAGCCTGTTTGTCGAGGTTGTTACGGACCTTACCGTAGTAGTTGGTGTTGAGAACGAGGCGCATAAGCTCACGGGGAACACCGTCAACAAAATCATTCTTAGTGTTTTCGCACTCCTGAATGATCTGCTCAAGTTCGTCCTCTACCGCAGTGTCAGCGGCAATAGTAACTTCAACGGCGTTTTCATGAGCAACCTTGAAAAATTCGGTGTCGAGGTTGGAGGCCATGCGGACAACGTGATTTGCGGAACGGCGGTCAAAGAGGCCGTCAACACCGTAAAGCATAGTGTCCTTCTCTTCGATCTCCTCAACAATTTCCTTGTCCTCAGAGATCTTAACGGTAACAGGCTTTGCCTTTACCTTGTTACCTGCGCCAGCAGCACGGGCAGTACCGTAGTTCTGTACCTGAGCGTTTACAAAACGCTTTGCCTCTACCGAGCCAGACGCAGGATCGCCAGAGAGATCCATGTTTTTAATGTTAGCGGAAACGAGGGTTTTCGTAACACCCTCAATAACCTTGCCGTAGGTTTCGGCAAGGTAGTCCTTACCAGCTCCGTCCTGAGTAAGGATAGCCAAAGATGCAATTCTTCCCATAATGATTTACTCCTTATTGATTTTGATTTTTAGAAAATTTTAGGCGGCGTGTACTTCTTATCAGTTCCCGGCTGAGGATCACCCGTAGGACCTGTAAAAGTAGGCGCTTTTGCCTTGTTTGCAGCGTCTTTTTCGGCAGCTGCTTTTTCCTCTGCTGTCTGATACAGGCTTGCATCCTTTTCCTTTGCCGATTTCATAAAATCGTCAAAGCCAAAGAAAGCGCCGTCCTTCCACGTCAATCCGCTGCCCTCTGCCATACAGTCGGAAGTGAGCTGTCTACGGGCATAGGGCGAAGATACGCCGTATTCATCGAGCTTTTTACCGATCCAGTCCTTCTGATCTCTCTGGGTAAGTTCACGGGTGTATTTCTTTTCCGCTTCCTCAGCCTGAGTCTTGTAGGTCTGGAGTTCCTGCTGAATCTGCTGAGGATCAATGCCCTCAAACTTTTTCAGCGTTGCGTTGGCCGTGTCGAGCTGAGCCTTAGCTGCGTCACGTTCACCCTCAACAGTGGTGATCTGCTTCTTGTACTTCTCAATGTCCTTGCCGTTCATAGCAAGTACCTGAGAAGCCTGCTCCTCTGTCAAGCCAATAGCAGTGAGTTCTTCGGTTTTCATAGAGTTTCCTCCTATTCCACGGTTAGGCTTTTTAGGACGTTGCCGTGTCCTACCGTTCCCACATTCTTAGGACCGTGGGTAGTCCGATTTTTGTACCTCTGCCTGAGTCGAACAGGCTAAACCACTGAGGCGTATAAACAGCAGAGCCTCTACAACGCCCGGAGAAGCGCAGTAGAAGCTCTGCTCATAAGTTATCAAGTTTTGGCTTTTCGTGCAGCAGCCGTAGCCTTTGCCGCCTCAGAACGAGTCCATTTCGCAACGCTGATACGGTCATTTAACTTCATGAGGTTGTTGCTCTCACAGAAGTCCGTATAAGCTTTGTTATACTTCTGAAGCTTGAGCGCTGCCTTGTTGTATTCGTCTTGCAGTGTAGCTTTTGCTGCTTCATCAGTAGCGCCGTCAATGGCTTCACGCAGGCCGAGTACCTTCAGCTTAGCAGCCCTGATACGTGCCTCAGCGCTACGCTGTTTCTGAGATAGGTCATACACCTTTTTGTTTTCCTCTGCGTCAAAATCAGCATAGGGGTTGTGGTTAGGATCACCCGGACCGAAAGAGTGTCTACAGTTCCAGCCGCACAAGCCCTCACCCGTTCCGTAGCCGGTGGCCTCTTCAAAGAGAAGATAGCCCGGTGTCTTACCCGTACGGGAGAACAGCTTGCCCTGCCACCAAAAGTGGTTAGAGGGGTTTTCGCCACCGTCACCGTATCGAGCGCCGATATGAGCAGACGTGCGTATCAGATCCCAGTCCCTCTCAATCATACCCTGCATAGCCATGTTGCCGCTTGCTTGCCCTACGCCTGTACGCACAGCACGTAGTATAGCGGTTTCTATGGTATCTGTATGACCTGAGGGGTAATGTACCTTAGTCTGATTTCCTACTATCTCATTTACAGCGTCCTTAACAGCCGCAGTGTAAGACTGAGCGCCTGTCATAACCTTAAAGTGTGCATCATCAAGCACCTTTATAAGACGCTGCTGACTTGCCTGCGCTGTGGTACGGGTGAAATTGTGGACTTCTCCGTTAGTGCGCTGGTAGGTGTCGGTCAACAGTCGCAGCATACTCTCAGACTGCATAAAAGAAACAGGCTCAAGGCCGTGGGCCACGTAAAAGGCTTCGTCAGCCTCCCACGCTCTTATGCCTGCGTCCTCAAATATTGCCCTGATTTCTGCGTCAGTCTTTTTGGTGAAGCGCTTTATTTCCTGTTGCAGTGCGTCATAATGGCCGCCAGCGGATTTGTAAACCTCCAGCTGCCACTGGTCCGTGCCAGTAAGTAAAAACTCCTCACCACGTCCGAGCCTTGCCATAAGACGGCTTATAAGGTCCTTAGTGATCCATACATTGAGTGTGTCGAGCTGAGGGTGCAAGGTGTCAACGATTTCTAAAAGCTCTTGAGGTGTCAGCATTACTGTTTACCTCCTCACTCTTTTTTATCGTCCTTTTTCTTGTCCCCTTTGTCACCGTCTTTTTTATTTTTAGGTGGTATACTGGTACTGTGAGGTTTTCCAGAAGTCGAAGAGCCAAACAGCCCAGCTTCCATGTTTGCCATTTCAGCCTCAGCGGTTAAAGCCTTAGCATCTTCCTCACTCATACCCTCAAACTTTACAAAGTAGAGCCATTTAGGAATCCAGCCCTGAGCCGCATACATTCTCCAAGCGGCTTTGTCCTCTTCGTAGCTGTAAGTAATGTCACCAAAGTTGAAGTTAGCCTCATACTCACCGAGAGGGGCAAGCCCATAGAGAGTAGCCATAGCGTCAGCACCGGCAAAAGCCTGAGCAAGAGCGTTTTTGAGTGCGTCACGATCATCTTTAATGGTCTGAATGGTATCACGATCATCAGACTCAACCTGAGTGGCGGTTATCATGCCAGTTTGACCGTCCATGACGAAAACGCCCTCAGAGAAGCCGCATTTTACACCTGCAAGAGAGAGATCAAAGTTAATATCTTTGATACGTGCGTCTGTCTGAACGGTAGGCACGTGTTCATGCACTGCGGTAGTGTCACCGTCATTGAGTCCCATACCCAAGCCCTTAACAAACCGGGGCAGCTTGATACCCTTGTTTGTGGCGTTCTGGATAACGGTCTGACCTACAAACGTGATATGCTTGCTATCCTCAATTTCTGTGTTCTTACGGCTCACTGCTACGTCAATAGCCTTCAGCTCTGTAAGAGCGTTTGCAAAGACGGATAAACCAAGAGGAGAGCTGGAGTCAATGGTGTTTGCACCGGGTACACGGTAATACGCAAATAAGGGCTTTGCAAGGTTAGATATTCTAACTTCGTCCTGCATTTCAGCCCATGTCGGCACACTTTGAAGAGCAACAGGAGAGCCTAAAACAGTTTTACCACCCTCAAGCTGATTCTTAAAGGCCTTGTTAGAAATGACGTAGATAGGACCGTTTGCGTCCTCACCCTCATATCTGTGGTATTCAAGCCTTGTAAAATGGGCTTTGCCGGTGGAAGTGTGAGCAGCGAAAATAGCGCCGACAATTTCACCGTTGCCGTCCTTAGCTGTGATGCCAAAGTTACCGGGAAGCACGTAGTCCCATGTCTTACCATTCCATTTAATCATGATACCGCCGAGCCTGTCAGCTTCAGCGATTTTTTCAGGCAGGCGCTTGAGCATATCATCAGCCAACGTCTGCAAGTAGTCAGCACGGGGAGAGCCAGAAATAGCAATACCAATATCAAGGGTAGTCAGCTTTGCACGATAATCAGAAATGTGCTTAGCCATATTGATAGTGTCTATTTCGTCCTCTGTGTTTTTCCACGGGGGTTTTCCCGTAGAAATGTTGTCCCATAACCTGAGAGCGTTGTTCATATCATCAGAGGTGATAAGATCAACGCCAAAAACTCTGCCAATATCGGAGCTATCTATAAACAAGTTTCTTAACCTCCTTAATAGGCGTGTAAAAAAGTTCATCTCACCACCGCCTTTATACTATCCATTTCAGCTCATTACGCAACACAGTCCTACAGAAATATCTGAGCTGGTCCATGCTGTGGTCGTTTTCCTTTATGACTTCGTCCTCTGTAGAATCTTCGTCCCATGAATAGGTTTCAAATTCGTCAAAGGTGTTTTTACAGCCCTTATGGAAATACAAGCAGCCAGCGTTTAGGAATTTTGTCACGTCCTGTATGCCGTTCAAAACATCATTGTCAGCCTTGAGTACGGCATACTCACCGTACTTCTGTATGGTTTCAATCATAGAGCTGGCTGAGGGATCTATGAGAATATACTCAATCGGATAATCACCGATAAGCTCAGAGAGCATTTTATAGTAGGCTTCGTTATCAACACGGTTAGTGCTGCCGCCCTTGTAGTAAAGTTCTTTTATCATTACGGCCTTCTGTTCAGAGGGGCTGTAATCATACAAGCCAGCTGCAAAGGGGTTTACAGTACCGTAGTCGATAGCCACATAATAACGGTGTCGAGGGTTAAGTTTCGGCGCTTCTTTTACTATGTGTGCGTCCCGGCTGAACATGGGATATACAAGCCCTTCAGCCTTTACCCATAAACCGAGAATGTAACGGCGGTAGAAAACGCCTGAATACATGGCCTCATATCTTGCCTTGATTTTCGCAGACAAGCTGAGGTTATCGTTCATGGTAAAATGCAAATAAAGAATGTTGCGCTCTTTTGCCTTTTTGATCCACTCCACGTAAAACCAGTGGCCGGGGTTTTCAGGGTTACAGTTAAACCAAAACTTAGAGCCGTCAACAGAGCAACGGGCCATAGCCTGCTCAACAAAGGAACGAGGCATGAGCGCCACTTCATCAAAGAGAACACCGGCAAGCGTGATACCCTGCACAAGTGTGTAGCTTGATTCGTCCTTACCACCAAACATATAGTAGTA